TGGCTCTATGAGATGCAGGACTGGCTTGCAGTACTTAGCCATCGTCTTTTCATCCCACACACCCATCCACTCGTAGATCCTCTGGTAGCAGTTGCCAGGACCAGTGCCTAACTTCGTGTTGCCTACCTGCCCGCTGAACAAATCGTCAGTAGGTAGGTGTGCATCAAAAGAATCCCAAGCTTCCAGCGAGGATGGCAACGGCCACAGCTTTGCACCCAGCCCAGCGTAGAGAGGCAGGTTGCGTGCGGGTGCGTAAACCTCCACAACCCCACCCGATTCTTGCACCAAGTAGTTGACGAAGGCAGTAGCGATGATCGCGTCACCAATTGCGCCAGCGCGGTAGACGGCTGTTGCGCCACCAGCCGCACGCCCCTTGTAGTAAGGCTTGATCTTGTGTGGGCAAGGGATTGAATCGTCCCAGATTGGTCCAGTTAGCTCATCGGGCAGCACATAGGTAGTGCGCGGGTAGAGCATATTGTCATCGACTTTGTGAATTGCGTTGGTGTTATTTGTCCATAGTTTCATTTGGCCTGCCTTTCTATTTTGTGCATGAAGATCGGAGTCTGCTCACCTACATAAGCTCCTGCAATATTAAAATCAAAGTGTTCTAGTGCCTCGGCATAATCCATTCCTTCTTTCATAAGAATGTCAATCACTTTGTCGGCATCATAAATAGCGCAAAGCTGATCACCAAACTTGTTTCCAACCCCGATGATCGCGTCATCAAATCCGTCAGCGAACAACATCGTCTCGGCATCATCACCGAACTGGTCAAGGATGTCTTCTCGTATGCTCATTCTTCACCTGCCACTTCCTTGCACACCAAGCTTGCAGCATCCACCATCGTGATTATCTGGATCATATCTATTGCGTGTCCGTGAGTCGCGCGATCCCTCTCAATCACAAGCTTATTGCGTGCAATTGAAAGGATCTCGCGCGCCCACTTGAGGCGATCTCTAGCCTCGACTTGCATCAAGAACCAGATCGCATCCGAAACTTACGAGGCGATTTATTGCTCTTCCCAGCAGCAGAGAGTGCTATCGCAATCATCTGCTGGCGTGAGCGAGGCTTACCGCCTGCTCCACGCTCTTTGCCCTTCTTCTTATTGTCCATCGCCAACTCGTGCATATTCTTTGATACGTCTTTGCCTAGCATATTCTATTCTCCTTATATGTTGTAATAGGGATTAGGCACTGATGGTGCTTGTACCCCGAAGCTTGGGTTCTCGCATCTGCGACAATCGCGCAGGTCAAAGTCAAGTATCTCTCCAGTGTTTAGCATTACTGTGAATATCTTGTTATGATCCATCCCATAGTCCGTAACGATGAAGGCCAATCCTTCACCCTTGGGTGTCATCATCCATAGTTCTGGATTGAGTTGGATCATGCTGTTTCTTCACCAACCACATCATCCCATGTGGCTTCTTCTCCATTCCATACTTGCGATTGCGTCCGCAACCATTTAGGCTTTTCGGATTGAGTGGTGAAACTTGATTCGCGCCAAAGCACATTATTACCTGGAACTGCCGTGATGCGTCCATTGTTAAGCGCAATAAAATGGTGTGACTTGGTTTGGCTTGGCGACATAGAGAACCCATCTCCGTATGGCTCGGCTGTGAATAGATAGCGACCAACTTCCCATGTTTTTCTATTGGCAATCCAAACCTTGCAGGACAACCCCATCAGATAGTCGTACTCAATTGTCGTGAAGTTCCATCCAAAACAATCCCAGCGTTGCGCATCGTTAATGTCCCAATCCATAATTGCAATCTCGCCATGAGCCAGAGCGTGTAGTGGCAAGCCTCGGTACAACGCACCGCACTTGAGCATAACTGTACATCCCCAAGCTCGGCCAGGAATTGCTGTTAGGCCAAACCAAACAACATCTTCTATGCCCTGCTTCTCGCCGTCAGACACAAACTCCATATCGCACTTGACGTACAAGTGGCGAGGCAGATTGGCAGCGTGGATCATTTCCAAGCAGGTCCAGTAAACCAAGCCACCAACACCCAGCGTGTACCCCATATTGGCGCGCGCGCTCTATGCTCTAAGTAGGATGGAAACCAACAGCCTGCTCCTTGCTCGCGGATAAACTTTACGTTCTCAATGTCTGCCTTAACTTGAAGTCCACCACCAAGGTATTCGGATGGATCGGAAAGATTTACCACTGCTGTCAGCTTGCGATCAGAGCCAGTATAAGTATCAAAGTGCCACTTGAAACGCTGGAATGGATTATATCGAAGCACCTGCAACTGTTGGATGCCTTGGATGTCGAATCGCCATTGCTCGGCATTGATGCCTTCCGTAATCTCGCGCATAATGTTGTAGATCCAGTTATGATGCTTTGCATACGGAATCCAGCACGATGAGCAGGTTCTTGTACGAGATACTTTTTGTGTAACGCCATCCTTTGCAAGAACAGGCGCACGCTTCATGCCAATGATCTCAGCATCCTGGCGCAGCATCTCGCACTGTGTCTTTGTTAAGACGTAGCGGTCAACTGCTGCGGTTAATACCTTCTGCTTAAACTCGCTCATTTGACTTCCTCGCAAAGTTCCAGTAATGCCTTGTTTAATGCGTACTCAAAGCAAGCCGTCTTGTCTTTGAGAATGTGTTGCTTGCCAGCTTCGGCCAAAGCCTCGTAAAGATCATCGTCCACATCGACAAAGATTTTTACTGCTTTGTACTCCTCGGTCTTAACCAGCTTAATACTCTTACCTTTTCTTTTCCTCATAGATCCAGTTCCTTTCTTATGTAATCAATCAGCTTTAAGATGATAAAGCCAGCGCAGTAGATTATCGAAAGAATCAGCCAACTGTAAAGAATAAACCAACTGATTACCCAAACGATGTCTTTAAGCTCCAGTAGGCAAAGCATAGTCATTCTCCTGTAGTTTGCGCAGTAACGTCCGATTGTCGATCCTTACTCCGCTGGCTCTGCACCACCAGCCAACCGTCCCGTTCTTAAAATCTCGCAGTAGCTTCTGCACCTCATGGGAGTTCTTGTACTCCAGCGCATCGTTGAGTGGCACGCCTTGGTGATCCTTAATAATCTTCATGCCCCTAACCATCCCTCGCTTGCGTAACATCCGCAGATCACGGATGGCTTGCAGCGCAACCTCTCCAGCCAACTGCTGCAACCTCTCGTCATAATCACCACGACAAAGGTGCGTGGACCTCACCTACCCAACCCCACCAGCTTCGCTTCGTCTTCTTTGATCTGGTTAGCTAACTTAACCAGATCGTTTGATTGCCCTGCGTAATGAATAATCATTGCGTCCTTGTAGCGGTCTAAACCAAAGTGCGACTCCACGCTCGTCATGCAATTAAAGGATGGGTCAAGCTCAGTCAGCGGGATGTTCCACAAGTGCGCCATGACGTTGAGCCAGGTCTGCTCGGCGAAGTGATTAGGGTGCAGGCCGATTGGGGGCATCGACAAGATACCCACGGCCTTAGTGTGAACTACGAACACGCCAGTATTGACGTAGAACTTAGGCTCGATCATCCCGCCGAAAGCTCCAGCCAGCTTCACCATCTCTGGCTTGCGATCCAGATAAGCCCCTTCATCAAAGGCGCAGAACACCCCAGCGTCATCGGAAAGCTTGGGGCAATCGGCTGTAATCAAAACATCAGCGTCAACGAATGTAACTTGGTCATAGCCCTTAGTGGCCATGATGTTTCCAATGGCAGATTTAGAATACTGCATTGGATGGGTTAGGGGTTTGTCGATTAGAATGAAGTCGCAGTTGTGACGCTTGCAGTACGCCTCCATGCGTGGCCTAGTCAGATCCAGAATCTTTTGCCAGTCCTCACCAAACGATTGAGTTACCATTGCTTGTTTCATTTTTTGCCCCTTCCGCTAGGTTTAACTTCTTTCCACACATTAAACTTGTCATCCAGTTCTACCGACCAAAGCATCAGCGTCTTGTATAGTCCGTATCCAAGACCCGTACGCAAAAGCGTACGACTTATTATGTCACCCAAAAAGTAGAGCAGCCATGACAGAGCCAATTTCATTTGCCAGCGTCAAAATCTTCTGTTGCCTGAATGGACAAAAGGTCATCAGCCTTTTCCAGTAATTCCTTGCTTGGATTCTTTATGTCCTCAGTAGCAGTTGAGATTTCAATCTTTGACATGGTCACATTGTTGACCACCTCTGCAAAGTAATGTTCCCTATAGCCAACTGGACCAATATCCTCGGTAATCGTGTCAATCTCTGCGTTGCCATACGCAGTGTATTTTTCTCCGTTAAACTCAAAATCAACACTTACATCTTCCATAATCATAGTCTTGTTACCTCTTTCTTTATTTGTGCCAACGTGAACAGGCATCGTACCAGCGCACGCTCTAGGTGGTCAATACTTGTTTCGCCGTTATTGTCGGGACAAGGCGATGACTTGTGCAACTGCATCTGCGCTGTAGCTAGGTGACGAACAGCACGCGCAATATGGTAATCGTGAGTCGGCCTATCCTTCAGCAACCAATCGCCATAACCAGACTTGTCCGATCCTTTGCCCATCACGCGCCAGACTATCTCCTGCGCGGCGTTACCCATCTCTTGGATTGTTGGTGCAGTCATTTTGCAAGCCTCCTATAGAATTCGTCCAGTAATCCTTCTAGCCATAAGACATCTGCTGGGTCGATCATAATTTCATCCCAGGAGGCGTGTAGCCCTTGACCCAAGACCAGACTTTCTGCATTGCACAGAAGGCAATACCAGCTTGATAGAGTTCGTCTTCGTCCCACACCTTCGTCATCAGCTTGGTAGCATCATTTGACGCTAGGACAACCGACACGCAGGCGCACCTAGGATTCTCGCTTGCGGCTCTGTATGCCCAAAGCTGGGCGCAATCCGTATCGTAGAAAGGATCGTACTTAGGATTTACCTTACGATTCTTTAGGTCGATGATAGCGTCACCAACACCGCGTAGCTTGACGTAGGCATCACACCTTCCCGCATAGCCTGCGCCGACAAGACCCTTTTCGCACCAGTACGTTTTCTCGACATTCTTTTCTGCCCACTCGCTGAATGTTTTGATGTATGGAGCAAGTGTTTCATCGTTGGATACTTCTCTTCCAAGTAGGATGTTCTCCATTTCCGTGTGCATTTTCGTGCCGTGTTCAGCGGCCTTCGTTGTTGACTCTTTAGAGTCCTTAACCACTCTTCGAGCGTAGGTTTCGAGCGTTTCATTTTCCTCCTTCGGAAGTGTGAGCGAAGACATAATGGCCTGCTCAATCTTCCACGCCGTCAATTGCGGCTTATCCATAATGCCAAGCACGCTGGTTACGGATGGGTACAATCCCATCTGGCGCGCATCGGCTACGGTTGTGTTTCTTTCTTTTCCGTTCTTGCCAATC